GGGAAAACAGCAAGGAAAAAATGAAGGCTGCGACTATTATTAAAGCTGGCGTATTGAAAGATAAGCCTACCAAAGTAACCATGAGCAGCGACAATATTATACGTCTCTTCCTCTTGGCCGAATTTATATCCATAATTTTGAGATTCGGTTTCAGTTGTCTCACGAACAAGTGAGGATGTGACCAAGGAACCATGCATAGCAGCGAACAAAGCGCCACCAAACATCCCCGCAACTCCCAACATATGGAAAGGATGCATAAGGATATTATGTTCCGCTTGGAATACAAACATAAAGTTGAACGTCCCTGAGATCCCCAAAGGCATACCGTCAGAGAAAGATCCTTGTCCGAACGGATAAACCAAGAAGACTGCAAAGGCTGCTGAGACTGGGGCACTATAAGCAACACAAATCCATGGTCGCATTCCTAGTCTATAACTAAGTTCCCATTGGCGTCCCATGTATGCTGCGATACCGATGAGAAAGTGGAACACAATAAGTTGATATGGTCCTCCGTTATATAACCACTCGTCGATGGTTGCAGCTTCCCAGATTGGGTAGAAGTGAAGACCGATTGCGTTAGAAGATGGGACGATAGCTCCCGAGATGATGTTGTTTCCATAAAGTAAAGATCCAGCAACAGGCTCTCTTATCCCGTCTATGTCTACAGGCGGTGCTGCGATGAAAGCGATAATGAATGCTGTTGCTGCGGTGAGTAAGCATGGAATCATAAGGACACCGAACCACCCCACGTAGAGGCGGTTGTCGGTATCGGTAACCCACTTACAGAACTGATTCCAATTATTCTGTTGAGGTAGGGTTAATGTTGACATTTAGAAAATTCCAGGTATGAGTTGGCCAGTGGTGATGTATGCACCAAGGGCTGCGACAAAACCAATCATTGCTAGCTGACCATTAACACGTTCAGCATTGTCAAAATAATCTGATTCGATTACTTGTGCTTGTGGTTCGGTAGCAAATCTGTTGTCAGGCATCGTTAATAAATAATAAAAGTACATTTTGTGGCGGTGTACGATACCTTTCGAGCCGCCACGTATGTGTTATTGTTTAAGTAGTCTTCTAATTTTTTCTTTATAAAGATGTTCATCTAATGTAGCTGGTCCTTGTTCTCTATTTTTAAAGAGACTGCCTAAATGTTCTGTATTACCTTCACCTTTAAGTCTATAAAGTTGAGCTACGTCTGTTGCATTAGCACTAGGAGCTACTTTATCTCTTGCTGAAACTTTTCTTACCATAGTTAAAATTGCAATTGATCTGACCTGTTTAATTTCTCAATAATATCTTGACGATATGCTGGGTCATTGTCATAACGTCTATCAGACATAGCTTGTACTAGTTCTGCTTGGCTTCTAAAGACATCACCTTTCTGAGGTGCTGCTGTTTTACCTGTTACCATACGTCCTTCATATCCATTAGCGTTTTCATACTGAGCTTTCAATCCACTAACTGCAATCTTAATAGCTTCAACACTACCAGTATTTACTATGCTATCAAAAGCTTCAATGGATTGTTTGTCTAAGTTTTGACCTGCCCAGTTAACTATATTAGTATAAGTCTCTTCACCACCAGCAAAGTTTTTAACTTCATTGATTTGTTGTTGTGATATGTCAGCACTTTCTGGAGGAGGAGAGTTCCTTTGTACTTCCATGTAAGCTTCGACTAAATCTTTGCTACTCATAGAAGAGAACTTCTCTAAAGTTTCAGGTGATAACTTACCCTCATTCTCATAGAATTCATCTGATGCTGATGTAATTAGTTCAGCAGTAGGTGATGGCTGGGTAGAAATCTCATCTTCAGGTTCTGGTTCAGATTCAACTTGTTCTGTATCCGGCTCAGATTTTTCGCCTAATTTTTTAGAGAGTTCTACATAAGCTTTCTCAAGTTCTTCTGCGTTTTTATATTTTCCAGCAAGTAACTCCTCTTGCTGGTTCATCATTTCCTCACCAACTTTCAGAGAATCTTGCTCATCTGGTGTCAGATTATCAGTAAGAGTCTCTGTTTGTGGTGTTGTATCGACGGTTAAAGTTTCTGCCATTATTCAGTAGGTGGTTGGTTAACAGGTTGAGCTTCAGCTTGTTGCTTGCTTGGATCCATCATAGGAGCGTTAGCAAATTGACCAGCTTGCTTAACAAGTTCTTGGTTTGCTGCTGCAGCTTGTTGTTGTTGTAGTTCAGCTTGTAATTGCTCAGGTGATTTGATTAGATTCAATACATCTATACCTTGAGCTGCTGCTAAACGTTTGATAGCTTCACTAGGATCAACAAATTTTATCAAAGCTTCTGGTCCTAATGTTTGAGCAATAGTTTGTATGAACATAGTTAGAGCTTCTCTATCTTGTCCACGACCTAATGCATTTATACCTGCTACTATCTTAGGACGTACTAAGTCTTTAGGTAGTTTAGGTATTTGATTTGTCCGTTGCAGTACTAGCAACGTTCGGTTTAAATATGGTACTAAGAACTCAACAGTTAATAGTGAGAACAAACCACCAAGTTGTTTTTCCAACTCAGCTTGTGTCATTCTAACTTCTTCTGCTGTTGTTCTTTCGCTATCCCTTATATTCATTACAAGGAATGCATCTAATATTCTTCTTTCTATTTGAGTTGCTAAGTTAGCAGCTGTACTAAAATCAGCTGTCTTACCTACTTGTATTACACCTACATCTTCTGGTCTACCTTGGATGATTGCACCGTTAGCAGACTTAGATAATGTCTGAGGTTTTGTAGTAGCAGAAGGGGAGACTAGGAATATAACTTTAGAAGCTACACTAGACCCCTCTACAAGCGCCTGTGATAGCCCGTCAAGGGATCTCAGGTCTCCTAGGAACTCTTCTACTCTACCACGTCCGTAGTCCTCTCCGTCTACGGTATTAAATCGAAGCACTAACCATGGACTTGCATTCTTAGGTGCTGTGGAACGGCTCCCTTCGATGATCATATCATCTACTTCTTGATGCCATACCCACCTACCATTGCTTTGATCCAACTTGACACAAGTGTATACTTCAGCGTCGTCTTCATCTGAGCTGCCATCCCCATTAGGTTCGTTAGGTTCTATTATAGGTAGCTTGCGCTCAATACCAAGTACCTTCCTACTAATTAATTCTTTTGTTACTATTTCTAAGATGTTACCATTACCATCTCTATTGACAACATATCTTTGTAAAGGATAATGCTTCAAACCATCTTTGCCCATAAAAATTAAGGCATTACCTGAGACAACTAAGTGTTTCAGTGCTTGGTGTACTACAACTCTATCACTAGATGCGGCTATGTAATCCATAACCATTCTTTCCATCTTAGAGAATCCTAAGTCAAGTTCACTTCTTATTGAAGGATCTAATTCTTCACCTAGTTTGTCATCTCTGACTTGTAATTTAAAGAAGCTTGTTTGTGGAGGTAGTAAAGCTAACATAAGTTTTGCACTTAATGTTACTACTGCCTTTGCTCCTACTGATTGCCAAGGTTGTTTGAGGCTACTTGGTGTTCCTTTTCTAGAGACATCATGTTGTACTAAATATGGCAAGGTTAATTTAGAGCACTCTACAGCTGTATCTAAAAAGTGTGATCTATTAGCACTTAGCTGTGAGTATCTTTCGCTTGCTTTATAATTCATACGGTTGGCTGTCCAGTATTAATACCTGTTGGTTGCGGATTAATTGATAAAGCTTCTACTCCAGTAGTTGGTGGCACAGCACCAGCAGTAGCTATCTTATCTCCTTTACCGCCTATTTTTATATCAGCTTTATCACCTACAGTTAAATCCTGTTCTGCTGGTGCGTCATCTACAGCTGCAAGTTGTTTAGTATCACCAGGAGTAAATCCTCCACCTTTCTTTTGTTGTTGGAAGAGTCCAAATATACACATTGTTATTCATTTAGGATAGATTTTACATATTCAACCACACTAGCTTGACCTGCTCGGTACATAATAGATGTGATTTCTTCTTTAGGGTGGACAGGTTGCCAAGGAAATCTATCTTCTAGATCCTCGACTAGTTTCTCGAGTTTTTCAGAGTGGAACTCAAGCGTACTGGGGTAGATTTGTGTTTGCATGTTCGAAAAAAGCTGGCATTCTAGCTGCCTTGGTGTCAGAAAGTTGAGGTGCTTTGCCTTCATACATTAACCGATCACTAGCATTTAGCCAAAAATTTTTGTCCAAATATTTATCGGTAGTATTTATACCTAGAGGTTGAAGAATCCAGTTAATGGTGGCCTT